CGGGCGTACGTGGTTTGCTTCCAGCTCCGGAAACGTGCTTCTAAGGATCATGATGTGAATCTTCGGGTATTTGAGCGCAAGCTTCAGCGCCTTCACACGCACCACCCAGCTCTTGCCACCGCCGCGCGCGCCGCCAAAGCAGGTGTAGTGGTATTTGCTTTTCAGAAACAGCTTTTGCTTTCCGTTAGGACTTGGCAGCCGGATCTGCACTTTCGGCATCCGTCTCTTCCTCCTCGTCCACGTCGAAAACGACCTCAACGCGGTTGTCGCCTTCCTTGTACACCTCCGGCGGCTTGTCCCGCCATTTCTCCGGCATGCGGTTGCGCATCAGGAAACTGGTAGCGCGGTAATCAGGCGGCATAAATCGCGTGATCACCTTATCCACCATCAGCTCCACTTCGCCTGTTGCGGGGTTGAGCTTGGGTACTTTGACGATCTCGTCATAGGCGTAGCCGGTTGCCTGCTTGTACATGCTGTTTTCCAGCCGGATATCGGCCACCTCACGCGCGCGCGAAAGCGCCTCCGAAATAGCCGGATACTTTTTGGCCCATTCCTTGAGGGTGGAAAGGCTGCAGCCGCAGTTGTGGGCGATATCCGCCTGCGACAGGCCGTCGCGCGCCCACGCCTCCAGTTTCAGCAGTCCGTCCTCCGTCAGCCACGCCTCATACTTGCCGCGTTTGCTGCGCCCATCCTTTTTGGCAGCTGCTTTCTTACCGGCCTTGCTGCGGGTTCCGCTCACAACCATCACTCCCTTCTGCTTCCACCGTATCACGCTTCTTTTTTCCTCGCGCCCGAAGCGCAAAAAAAGCCGACAGCAGGTGCAATCGGCTCGAAACGGCACGCGCGGCATCATCTGCCGCTGTTCTTGTCCTCTTTTTCGATTTTCTCTGATACCATCCTCGCCACCGGGCAGCGGTTGTAGCGGAACGTCTCGCACATTTTGGCGCTGAAATGTTCCATGTTGCCGCCATGATTTCACCACCTTTTCTCTTTCCACGGTAGCACATCGGTTTGTGGATTTCCCCCGATACACAAAAAAGAGCGCCTCAGCGCTCTTTGCAATCTCTTCGGTTGGCTCGTTGCTCTTTCAGTGTAGCCCATCTGCAGTTGCTTGGTTCGTAGTTGCCATTCACATCGATACGGTCAATGGTTAGTTCGTCGGTGTATCCGTGGCTGAGTGACCAATCTCGGAAGGCTTCAAAGGTTTGCCATTCGTCACATACGCGGATGCCACGGCCACCATAGTACTTGTAAGTCTTAATATTTCGATTTCTACATCGATTTAGCATTCCTGCCCATATTCTATACAAGCGTGATCTTGTTCCCATGTGTTTTTGGCTTCTCTGTATTGTTAATTGAGTCCTCAAACATCCGCAAGACTTTATGTGACCGTTTCTTAGATTGTCACCTTTTACGTAGTGTATCTTCCCGCATTCGCAAAGGCATTCCCAAACAATACGGCCATGAGAATCTCTTTGCGATTCTCTTATCACCGTGAGCCTACCGTACTTTTGCCCGGCGAGGTCGATCTTCTTAGGCACTCTGCTGCACCTCGCTTTCGGCTTGTAGCTTGCCAGCAATCCCCTGTATCTGCATGATCAGGTTCATCAGTATTTCTACGCGGTCTGCATTCTGCTGCATTTCGTACAGTGCGAACATGGCTTGCTCTCCTGTGGCATTCTCATAGCTATCGAACAATTTCATCAAATCCTCCGCCATGCATTTTGCATTGCGCGCCAGCCGACCCACACGGTAGATTTCATCATCCAGTACGATTATGGCTTCCTGCTTGTTCATGTTCTTTTCCAGCATGTAAATAGCCTCCTTCGGTCTTTTCAGGGTTGACCAACGGAGGCAGGCATGGTATGATTTGCTTGCCCGCCGTTGGTGGGTGGCATAGCGTATCGGGTTTGTCCGCCAAGACTTCGGCCCGTTACGCTATTTTTGTTTTTCGTCCAGCTTGGCTTTGACCATCTTGATACCCTGCATAACAACGTCAATTCTCGTTGTGTTCATACGTTCGGCACACTCCTCTATCAGCGCATTTTCTTCGCTGTTCAGCCGGAGCTGAAGCCGAATTTCTTTTTTGGTCTCACCTTTCAATGGACGTCCTGTCCGTGGGCTCACATTCTCACCTCACTTTCGTACTCCTATTATATATTACAGGAGTACGAAAGTCAACCCCTTCGGCTATCTTTTTTCTCCTCCTCAGCTGTTTTCAACGCTACACCCCTTGCGACCGGGCACCTGCCATATCCAAATGTCTCGCAATATTTTTCCGAATACCGCTCCATGTCCTCACGCCGATGGAACATTGTGGCTGTTTGTACGCCTTTGGTCATCCCTTCGCATACGATAGCACGGCGTTCAAGGGTAAAACGGACGAAAAACGGGCATATCATCCTTGCCTTCTGCGGTACATTACCACCGTCCTTCATGCTTCCTCCTTCCTCCGCCTTTCGGCTTCACATCGCCATCCCGCACGAATGCGGCGTAGCTGTACAGGTACCCATAGACGTCGCAGCCAAAATACCAGTTGGGCAGCAGCTTGTACCCCTTGGGCGCTTTGGGCTCGCCGGGTCTGGGCGCGCGGGTGATCACTTTCACGGTTTCCACCGGCTGCTGCAGGTTTCGGCTGGCGTGCCAGCGGCGCTGACCCTTGCGGCGTTCCTGCTTCACATTTTCGGTTTCATCCGTGCCGCGCTTTGACTTGTGCTGCTGGGTCAGGTATCTGGCAAGATCCTCGTAGCTGTTGGTGTCATCCAGCGTGCTCAAGCTGATTCTTGCGCCCCGGTCGCCCCACAGCTTCTTCACTTCCTCCAGCGTCAGACCGCCGTTCATGATGATGTGATGGTGCCAGCGGCCCTGCTTTTCCGTGATCACGATGTATTTCAGCTCCGGCAGCCCCTTGCGCTTGCGCAGCCTGCGGATCCTGTCCAGCAGATTGCGTTCGCCTTTCATGGCCTGCGCCTCGGTGACGGCGCTGCCGTAGGTATATGTGGCGAACAGATCGCCGTTTGCCCTGCAGAAGTTGGCGCAGATCAGGCGGTGCAGCCGCTTCTGGCTCCTTCGCTCGTTCACCTTGGCCATATCATCCGGCGTCTGGTTCTCATTGGCGCTCCTGGGTACCTTCTGTCCGTGGCGGGTGGCAAAGTATTTTTCCACCTCCAGCAGCTGTCCGCTGCGGATCTTCTTCTCGATGTACGGCACCTTCCACCCTCCCGGCTCGTCTTTTGCCAAAAGCCAAGGGTGAGCGGGGGACACCGCTTCGGCGGTTTCCCCCTGTTCACCCTATGGTGTACCCCCTCCCCCTTCCGGGGAGGCTGCATCTTTCGCCAGATGCGTGAATAGTTAATGGTGTTTACAAGGGGTGAAGGGCCGTCAGAACGGCCCTTCTTTCGATTGTCATTTCCCCGGTTTAACGACTTTGCACCACGCCCCGCAGCGGTTGTTCTTGACCCCGTCGCAGGTCACGAACGCGGCGCACTCCTTTATTGCAATCACCCGCCAAAACTGCGGCAGGTAGTTGCCGCAGCGCGTGCAGATCTCCGGCACCTCCCGGCGCTCAGCTTGTCCAGTCTGCACGGTTCATCACCTCCTGCAGCACCTTTCGCGCATCGCAGATCTGTTTGCTGACCCGCTGCTTGGTAACGCCCAGCCCGCGCGCCAGCTCTTTCGTCGTAGTGCCGGATGCGTTATCCAACAGGAGCTGCGCATGCTTGCCCATGCCGCGCTCCTCCAGCACGGCCCGCATGGCTTCGCTCAGCCAGTCCACCGCCTGCTGCTCGGTATCGTCCGGCGCAGGCACGGCTTCGGCCCACTTCATTCCGGCGTTCCTGCAGCTTTCGGAGCCCGTCACATCATCCAGCGATATGCCGTTTAGCCTCGTCTGCCTGAACTCACGGGCCACCAGGTAGCGGATCTGGTTGCGGATGCTGACCACCGCCAGCGTGCTGAATTGCACCCCGCGCGTTGGATCGTAGATTGCCGCCGCTTTCACCAGCCCGTAGATGCCTTCGCTGATGGCGTCGTCCGTAAGGCCCGGCAGCAGCAGCCCCGCCTGCACCATCTGATAGGCAGTGCTGTACACCAGCCGCAGGTTGTCCGTCACCAGCTTCCAGCGGTCAGCGCTGAGCGTGTTCATTGGCCTCTGCCATCGCCAGCCTGTCATACATGCGGCCTGCTTCCATGCCCGCGATGTGCATCTGCCTGGCTTCTTCCTTTGTCCAGTGCCGCAGCGTAGGCATGAGGCAGGCAACCGTCATCAGCCCGTTCATCACCACAATGACCGGGCTGCCGTCCACCACGCGGACGGCCATTTCCAGCCCGCGGTAATCCGCAAGTACCTTTACCAGATCCGTTTCCACAAAGTACACGCTGTCGTTGCTCCCCCACCGAAACACCGGCGTAAGCGTCATGCCGTTCATGGCCAGACCCCAGATGCCGCGTCTGGCATCGCAGTCGGTGTTTCTGGCATCCTCCATCATCAGGCGCAGCCTTTCGGTTATTTGGGCGCGTACCACCTGATAAGCGTCCCGTTTTTCCTTGGGTACGTCCATAACGGCCAGCAGCGTTTCCTCGTTGAGCAGCGGCATGCCGTCCAGCGGATAAATGGCGCGGTTGGGAAGCATGACATACTGACGGGCAATCATGCCTTCTGTGGTGATATCGTCCAGCAGCGTCAGATTGCCGTCGTCCTTTGCGCAGCTGGCAAGCGCCTTGATACGCATGGTTGGTTCCCTTCTTTCTTCCTGTGTGTTGTGCCGGCAGCCGGACATGATCCGGCATCCTCCGCCGTTTGGCACATCCTCAAGCCCAAGTGTTTCGGCTTCAGAATCCGGCGGATGCATTGCTTATGCTATGCCGACATGTGATACAGGGAGCCTTAGATACAGCGTTTAACTGCACAGGCTCCCGCCGCAGCCTGGGGGAAGATGGAAGGAGGCGTGCGGCCGGGCTTATAGCCCTGGAGGTATCAAGCGGCAGCCATCGGGCCGCTGGTGGGCAGATCCGGATTCGAACCGGAATCATGCTGGTGATGAGCCAGCCGCGCTGACCGTTGCACCATCTGCCTGTAATGGCTCCCCTTGGCATCAAGGGGAGCTGCCCCGAAGGGGCTGAGGGGATTTTGCTGAGCACGTTTCCACCCGTGCTCAGCGGTGTCGATTGATGCCCTGTGATTTTTACTACTATTATCTTTTGGGTGCTCGCGTTCTGGCCGCCGCCGTGGATCGTATCTACATGCCCGTTACCGATGTGTGGAAGCGAGGCGTTTTCATGCGTCCAATTCCTCCGGCAGTTCAAAGCCAAGCTTTGCATATCCGTCTTCGATGTAAATAGCCTCAAAGGTATTCATGTTTTTGATGGCATAAAACGTCTCGTATGGCATATCTCCCAGCTTTCCGGTATAAGACAGCAGTTCCGTCAAGCTTTTGCTTTCTGTAACCGGATATACGTCCACGTTTGTGTCATACATCAGTGATTTCAATGCATTTTTTACTTTCATACCTTCATACCCCCATCAATTTTTTCATAGATATCTGTTCATGTGGTGGTTGATAGTTCATCCATATGGTTTCTTCAGCCATCACGGCAGATGTGGTTTGGCTCATGGTCGAATCTGTTTCCCAGCTTTGCAGATAACGGGCATACAAATCGTTCTGATACCCTGAAAGAACAATCTTTGCACGGCTTCGAGTGATAATCTTAAGCAGCTGCACATGCTGCTCATCGTCCATTTCATGCCTGTACAGCGCGCCGCTTCCGGCAAAAGGTTCAACATAGATCATCTTTTCGTATTCAGCTGGAAAGTGGGCAATAATCCATTCGGCGATACTCCACTTGCTGCCGGGGTATCTGATAATAGCTTTCATCCTTTTCCTCTATCTTTCATCATCTGGAACTGCCGGTGGGATTTGACCCCACGCGGGGTGTGGTGCGGCATGCCGGACTTGAACCGGCGTCTTCAGGTACACTCTGTTGTCCTTCCGTTGGACGATTGCCGCATGCGAGGCGTCAACGCCTCACGATGGATTGCTTGTTATAGCCCCGCACATACCGGCGCACACGGTCGCTGCCGACCATGCTCGTCTTCTCGCCGGGCGTTTCCTTGGGAGCACTGCGCTGCCAGCCGAAGTGCCGGAGCAGGCTTGTGCCGTATTTGCACGGACTTTCGCAGCGCTGACAGCCTTCGGGGTGATAGGATCCGGCCACCATTGCGTCGCTGCACAGCCTGTGCAATGCCATGCGCACCTGCCGCTCGGTCACTGGCTACTCCTCCTCCGGGTGTTCCATGTCGTACAATCTGGCTTTCAGCTTGTACAGCTGCAGCTGGATCCGCTTGCGGGCGGTGTACTCCTCGGTGTACGCCATCTGCGCCTTGATCAACTTTTCTTCCATTTCCTTCAGGTCGGCCAGCAGTTTTTTCTGCGCATCCACCAGAGTTAGATTCTCGCTCAGCTTGGCTTCCAGCTGCTCCTGCAGCGTTACCTGATCACACGACTTTTTGTTCACAGGCATTTGGGTATCCTCCTTTGCCTTTTTCTTGTTGTATTTCTTGGGCACGGGTTGCTCGCCCGCATCGTACAGGCACACATACCGCCTGCCGAATGCGCACGAGCTTTCGCACCTGCGGCATGTTTCTGCGTCCACCTTGCCGCCCGGACGCTTGGGCATGGAGCACAGGTACGACTTCAGCGCGCTCATGCTTTTGCCGTCGGCATACAGCGCCGTTTCCTCGCGTCCCTGTTTTTGGCGGTTATTCAACGATGCCAAGGTACTCACCCCACACCCACACCGGCTTATGCAGGTGCCGGTAGTGCCACACCTTTGCCCAGCCGTCCTGTACACGCAGCACCTCCACCGCTTCGCCTGCAAGCATCTTACCGATCATGGGATAGCGCAGCCCCGGCCCCTCGAAAATCGGCGCTGACTGCGCCGCCGTTGCCCAGTACACGCGAAAGGGCTCGTCCTGCTGTTCCTCCGCCTGGGCATGCGGCATGTACGCCACATGCACCCATACGCACCGGGCTGCTGCTGTGGCAAACATAACCACCAGCAATGCACAGGCGGTGATCGCCTGAATCTTCCAGCTTTTGCTCATTGGCTTGTCCTCCCGAACAGGCGACGCCACAGCGATTTCTGGCGGCGCGCTTCTTCTTTGGCTGCTTTGGCCGCCGCAATCGCGGCCTCTTGCAAACACGGCTCCGTGAAAAGCGCATTGGCGACGTCTTTATGGGATACGTTGTGCATGCGCACCCGGAGCGTGTCGCGCTTCTTCGGCTCTGTGCTAACCAAACCCAGAATCACAAATCCGTCGCACTCAACGGGGTTCATGAGGGTCTTTCCTGTTTCTATCTCCTCGATGGTGATGCGGTACTTGCTGAGCATAATGATCATCCTTCCTTTGGTACTGGCCACGGCACGATGCCGTTCAGGCTTTCAACAAAGCGCACCTTGGCCTCATACGGGATATCGGGGTACTTGTTCAGCACGTTGGCGATCATCCTGCTGTTGAACGCTATGGCCGCTTCACGCAGCTTTGCCTTGCCTTCCTCTGTGGTGGGCATGTTCAGGATTACGCCGATCTTCTTTTTGGCCATTAGGTGCGCCTCCTTTCGTTGTGTTTAAGGGTATGACGGGCGGGTTGTCCGGGTTGCATGTGGTCGAACGCTGGAACTTTGGGGATAAAAAACGACTTAGCCTTATTTATCAGAAACATCGTTTGGAGCAGCTTGACTTTTTTTAATGGTCCACAGCAGATACCCTAACGCATGCAGTTCTTCATCGGTTCTTTGTATAGCCTCTTTCAGCAAATCTCGTAGTGCTTTCCGTTTTTCAAGGGCAATCAGTTCTTCCAGCGTAATTTTCATACTTCTGTGCTCCTGTGAGTGCTTTGTTTTGCCCTTCGAATGTGGCAACGACGGCGGTCGATGTACCACATTTTCAAGGAGGGTTTTACTCATAAACAAGACCATGCACCAGAAAACTTGCCCCTTTTCCCAGTCAGTCTGTTCCTCATCTTGCCAGCTGTATTGTTCCAGCAATAACAGCACAGCACCTGATCAGTGTGCTCTTTCGATTCTTGCTTCTGCTTCCCACACATTGCAGTCCATCGATCAGCACCTACAGTCAGTTGTTTATCTCATGGATAAACGTAAATAAATTCGTCCGCCGCCGTTGCCACCGAAGCTATTTTCTCCTTGTGGTTTTGTGATTCATCGCAACTCCTCCTGTATAAGTTCGTCGATGCTGCAATTCAAAGCGCTTGCTATTTTCTGTAAAGTGTCAGCACGCGGTGCTTTTATTACGCCACTTTCGATACGACAAATAGCCACTCTGTGTACTTTACTTTTTTCTGAGAGTTCTTTTTGAGACATATTTCGTTGCTTTCGCAACGTCCTAAGCATCATCCCAATCACCTCTTCGTTGTTATTTAGCTACATTGTATTAAATATTTAGCTACTTGTCAAGCAAAATGTAGCTAAATATTTATTTATTTTATGTAGTTAATGTGCTACGCTTGTATAGAGGTGAGAAAATGAAAAATATTACAGCAACAAGAATAAGATTTTTACGTTCTCAAGCGAAATTAACACAAGAAGAACTTGCAGAGAAGATAGGTGCAAATCGTGTTACCATCTCGCATTACGAGAGCGGCGCTTACAATCCGTCGCATTCTGTTATCATCAAGATGGCTGAGCTATTTCAAGTACCTGCTGACTATATTCTTGGCCGCATTGACAACCCAAAAAGAACACCAAACATCATCGAGGACGAAAAAAGTCTTCTTGTCAATTTTCCCGGCATAGAGCATCCTGAATGGAAATCAGTCCCCTTGCTTGGCAGCATCGCCTGCGGTGAACCCATTCTTGCAGAAGAAAACATCGAAGGCTACGTCAACGTAACCACCGATGTTCATTGCGATTTTGTTCTCCGCTGCAAAGGCGACAGTATGGCTCCACGTTTGCTGGATGGCGATCTCGTCATGATCCGCATTCAACCTGATGTAGTAGACGGCCAAATAGCTGCTGTACTCATCGAAAACGAAGCCACGCTCAAGCATGTCTATCACCTGCCGAACCGTTCTGGCATCCAGCTTACTGCCGATAACTCATCCTATAGCCCCATGGTTTTCCTCGGCGAGGATGCCGCCAATATTCGCATCCTTGGTTTGGCTGTTGCTTATCGCAGAATGCTCATTTAAATGCTGCGCGTATATGCAGCGTGCGCTGAGGTATTACCGGTAGGCGGCGATCCAGTAAAAATAAAATGGTATAATCAGTATAAGGAAGTGTGTATTTCATGAACGAAGAACGCTATTGCGGTACTCTTGCACTTCGGACACATACTGAGCAAATAGCTGCCCAGCTTGGACTGACTTATGATCAATATCGTTCCATTGCCCGTGTCGTACTAAGCGAACACATGGAGGAAGACCGGAGAAGTAATCCAGAGAAATATGCCCTTGAGGAAGAAGCAGCTGAACGAGGTCTTCCCCTTTATTTGATGTACTACGAAAAGTTGCTTGAGAACAACAACCGCCAACTGCAGGAGCAGCTTACTGGCACTGCTGAAACATTTGACTCAGATCTTGAAGAGGCTATTTCGCTCGGAATAACCACAGGTGAATTATTAAGACTGCGCCAACTTGAAAACAAAAACGATCAATTGCGCATTCAACTGGCCATCAAAAGAGGGCGTGTCAAACCGGAATCTCCCGAAACTGCCAAGCGGCTCAAGCTTTTGCAAAACAACTGTGACGATGCAGAAAAGCGTGCCTCCGCCAAAACACGATCTGCTACATTATTCAAAGTAGTGTCCGTATTTCTTCTGATCTGCTGTCTCGCTCTCTGTTTTTTTGTTTACTCGCTTTCCAATGGTTCCTCTCTCATTACATTCCTTACGCACGATAGTATCAATTCTTCCGCAGCAAACGTCGGGCCCATCTCAACCGACGTACAATCTGAACTTATCAATTCACATTCTCAGGACAATACGATTATGTCGGGTGCTCAGACGCTTTCCTTCAGAGTTGCTGGTGTCACTTTTAAAAATCCGGACGGTACAGACCGTCAGCGAACGCTTGCCTCATTCTACCGCAGTAATGGCGGTTCAGGATCTGGCGCGGGTAGACTTAGTCGTTATACATACCAAGGCTCTCCCGCTATCTATGTTCTTCTGAACAATAAAGTCATCGGCAACATTCCTGCCGATGATGTATCCTCCGTTCTTTCCATATACAATGAAATTGATGAAGTTTCTATTTTTGTAGATCGATTTTTCTCAGACGAAGGCGAACTCATCTACTTCGCTCGCGTTAGTATTGAGTATTGACCAGAAGGCCCCATGCCCACACTATCCATAGCCATCTACGGCCGCAAATCACGGTTCAATGCCCGCAGCGAATCCGTATCCACGCAGGTAACGCTTTGCCGCGAGTACTGCCATTATTTGTTTGACAGCACGCCGAGCAGTCATCTGACGATACTGTAGAAGCTTCTTTGGAGGTTATGCCATGAACGAAGAACGCAATTATCAGTACGAACTTTTTTTGAAGGAAAAAGAAAACAAAGAGCTTATGGAGATTATCGAAGATCTTAGAACTTTGCAATATGCTTATATTTCTGAAACCAACATCAAACAAAAGAAAAAGGAAAAGATTTATCCAGCCTTTGTTTGGAGTGTATCACTTACAGCTATTGTGTATATTCTTATACTCCTCATAAAGGAACCATTTCCAACGTTATTTCAAAAAGTCCTCGACTTGTTCTCTTACTTTGAGTTCTTTGGCGTTGGCTGCGCATTCTATTTCCTTGTTTACTGGTTGTATACTCGGAAAATTGTCAAAAAGAAAAAAGTATATTAAGGAGAATCCATGCCCACACTATCCATAGCCATCTACGGCCGCAAATCGCGGTTCAATGCCCGCAGCGAATCCGTAGCCACGCAGGTAACGCTTTGCCGCGAGCACTGCCATTACCTGTTTGGCCGCACGCCGGGCAATCAGCTGGAGTATACCATCTACGACGCCGACGAAGGCTACTCCGGCAAAAACACCAGGCGTCCGGATTTCCAGCGCCTGATGGCAGATATCAAGGCGCGCAAAATCAATGTGCTGTGCGTGTACCGCCTGGATCGTATCAGCCGTTCCGTGGCGGATTTCTGTCAGCTGCTGGATCTGTTTCAGCGTTACAATGTTTCGTTCGTTTCTGTGCGCGAAAATTTTGATACCACCACGCCCATGGGCCGCGCCATGGTCTATTTCACGTCTGTCATGAGCCAGCTGGAACGCGAGACACTGGCCGAGCGCGTGCGCGACAATGTGTACGAGCTTGCCAAATCCGGTCGCTGGCTGGGCGGCGTTACCCCCACCGGCTTTACCGCCGCTGCCATTGACAACAGCCATGATTCCATCAAACGCACAGCCGTCAAGCTGGACCCAATCGAAAGCGAGCTTGCGCTGGTGCGCGATGTTTTTACCCGATTCATGCAGCTGGGTTCCCTGTCCAAGCTGCTGGCGCACTGCCTGACCAATAACATCAAGTCCAGAAACGGCATTGCCTTCTCTCGCACCACACTGCGCATGCTGCTTACCAATCCGGTGTACTGCACTGCCGATAAAGCGGCGTATCAGTATTTTTCCACCCGCCCCTGCCAGCTCTGCGCGGATGAGGCGGACTTTGACGGCGCTCACGGCCTGATGCCCTTCAACCGCACCTACAAGGATGCCGACGCGCAGACCCAGAACAAGGATGAAAGCGAATGGATTATTGCCATCGGCAAGCACGCCGGCACCATTCCCGGCGCCCAGTGGGTACATGTGCAAAACATGCTCGCCCAAAACAAGGAACTTGGCAAGGGGTTTCAGGCTGCGCGCACCGAAACAGCGCTGCTCTCCGGCGTCATCCGCTGCGCATGCTGCGGCAGCCCCATGCGGCCAAAAGTTTACGGCAAGCCGCTGCCGGATGGATCCCGCCGCTTTTCCTACATCTGCACTCACAAGAATGTCACCAGCGGCCAGCTTTGCACCATGGCAAACGCCCCCGGCCTTGAGGTGGATAAGCTGGTGATCTCCTACCTTTCCCGCGTCACCGAACAGGTATTCCAGCCCACCAGCACCGTGGGCGAGCTCACCGCGCCGCGCCAGCGTGCTGATGTTGAGCAGGCTATCGCCTCCCTCGAAAAGGAGATCGCCTCCGCCCAACGCAAGATCGACAACGTTGTTGCCGCCATCGCCGGCGGAGCGCCTGCAGACATTCACAACCGCCTGTATGCGGAGATCAGCGCCCTCAATCAGGAGATTGACAGCAAAAAAGCGTCCATCGCGGATCTCAACGCCTCCGCCATGGACGCCACGGGCAATCAGGAACTTGCCGCCCTGATTCGCAAACTGTTTTCTGCCTTTGATGATTCTTTTACTCAACAAACCTACGACGAGAAGCGCCGTCTCGTCCGCTCGGTTGTTGATTCGGTTATCTGGGATGGCGAGAACGCAACCATTAACATTCTGGGGGCAAGCACGCTCCCAAAATAG